AAATATACGTACAAGAATCCTCTGACAGGGCTTTTGAAGAAGAAGTCATGTTATCGGGATTTGCGAACGCCGATGTAAAAGCGGAAGGGCAAGGCATATCATATGACGACGCTCAAGAAACTTTTACAGCACGTTACACTAATGAGACCATCGCTCTAGCATTTGCGATAACAGAAGAAGCTATCGAAGATAATCTCTACGATAGAATTGCTTCTCGTTATACAAAAGCTTTAGCAAGATCTATGAGCAACGCTAAAGAAGTAAAAGCGGTCTCTCCGTTAATTAATGGCCTACCATCTGGTAGCTTTAAGACTGGAGACGCTAAAACTTTATTTAGTACTAATCACCCGACAATTGCAGGAGTATTTAGTAATACTTTGACAACTGCGGCAGATCTTAACGAAACGTCAATGGAGCAAGCTTTAATAGACATTGCTGCAATGACTGACGAACGAGGTCTTAAAATTGCTGCTAGAGGAGTGAATAAGATCATTCCTTCTAACACGCAATTTACTGCTGAAAGATTATTTAAATCTCAAGGCAGAGTGGGAACAGCTGATAATGATATCAATGCAACTAAATCTATGGGAATGATTCCTCAAGGATATCGAGTGAATAATTTCTTAACTGATACGGACGCATGGTATATTATTACAGACGTGCCAAATGGCATGAAAATGTTCAATCGTGCACCATTGACAACTGCAATGGAAGGCGACTTGGATACTGGGAACGTTAGATATAAAGCTAGAGAAAGATACGTCTTCGGATGTTCTGACCCTAGAGGTATTTACGGCTCACCAGGAGCGTAATAACATTAGAGATGAGGCCGCCTCAAAACGGCCTCATTTCGACTATAAAGTAAGAAATTCACTATGAAAAACTTCAGAATTAAAATTCGATATTGTGGCTATAGCGCTGACTTTAACGTCACATGTGAAGATACCCCTCAAGGTATCGAAAAATCAATCCTTGACAAACTAGGAAAAAATGAGGTAAAGTTCGAAAAAAATGGATTTACCATTAAAACTGGTAAATGGATAACCTATGAGGAGGTTACAGATGACCGAAGACCTATACACTACGAAACGGTCCTTGGAGTTAGAATGGCAACAAGAGCACCTGAAGGAGGGCAAGTATAATATTAACATGTCCTATATTGATAAAAAAATTCAGGAAATTGTTAAAGAGATCATTGCCAAAGAGTTTGAAGAACAAACTCTTCAAACTAAAATAAACGAGGCCAAGGCCGAAGTTTCGATAGCCACTTAAGCGCTATCAAAAAATCAACTTTTTACTACAAGATCACTTGCGCCAAATTTAAATTTGGGGTATAGATGAATTACTATACAATTATTAATTAGATCTAGACGCGTATAGTCGACGGCCTAGAGACTAGATCTTATAAACTAGGAGGATTATAATCATGGCAAAAACAACGTTTTCCGGACCAGTAAGATCATTAAATGGTTTTATTAATTTCGGACCTACTGCAGCTGTTAGTTTAACAGCAAGTAAGACGTTAACAATGAATGATCATGCCGGCAGAACTTTGCTATGCAATTTAGCTGCGGGTGAATGGACGTTGCCCAGCATTACAACTGGTAGTGCATCGGCGGCATCCGGAGGAAATGATTATAATGTAGCATCCAATCTTGGAGCTACTTATACGTTTATTGTTCAAACCTTATTTTCAGCAGGTGTAATTAAAACAGATGGAACTGATAAATTTATTGGTTTTGCAAAGAGTTTAATAACTACTGCAGCCACTGGAGTAGTTTGGTTTCCTGGCGCAGCTAATGATGAACTGAATTTTGACGGTACCACTACTGGTGGAATTGTTGGAACTCTGGTTAGAATTACAGCGGTAGCTAGTGCTCAGTATTTTGTAGAAGCATATATAAAATCATCTGGCACACAAGCAACACCGTTTGCTGGCAGTTAATAAATAAATAATGTGAGCTCCTTCGGGAGCTCACGACTAAGGAGAATAAATTATGGCAAACGTATCGAATGTAAAATCGAAATTTTTTGGAGCGGTCGATCCATTGGATGCTGATGGAATTTCTGTAGCAGCTACTATTGGAAGTGCAACAGCTTTAACTCTTGGAGGAACATTAGCGTCTGGAGGTAGTTATACGTCCGGCGATAATATTGGCCAACTCGTCACCATCTTATCGGCTGGTGATGACAGTGGAATAACTTTCACAGTAGTAGGAACCGATGCTGTTGGAGATGCATTAACTGAAGTAGTCACTGGAGCAGATGCTGGTACAGCAACAAGTAGTGGCTATTTTAATACCGTAACTTCAATCACGACTAGCGCTTCTTCGGCAGGAAATGTTTCAGCTGGTGTAACAGGAACAGGAACTGGTACAGTGTTTGCAGGAAGAACTAGAATTCGAGGATTGCAAGGTTTAAGTGGAACTAGTGCGGGAAATCTTTTATTTAAAAATACATCTGTAACAGGAACGACTTTATTAACGGTTCCAACGCAAGCAGCAGCTGAACTTATTGAACCTTACATTCCTGATAATGCAGTACTGTTTGACGCAGGAGCATACGTTAATTTTGGATCAGGTGTAGCGACTATAACAGTATTCTATGACGGGTAGGGTTAGATGGCTAACACTACTTCTCACTCATATACTTTCGATAAAACTCTTCCGATTGAAGAAATAATAGAAGAAGCTTACGAAAGAATTGGTCTACAAAACGTTTCAGGTTATCAATTAAAAACAGCTAAACGATCTTTAAATCTTTTACTTTCTGAATGGAGTAATAGAGGACTTCATTATTGGGAAATAGCCAATCAAGGTTTTACTTTAGTCGAGGGAACGAATGTTTATACAACTTACAGGTCCCCGGCCGATGGAGCGTCTCAAGGATTAACAACGACTTTATCTGCAGGAATTAATGCAGCAGTTACCGATATTCCTTTAACTAGTGTCACGGATATGCCTGGCGCTGATCAAGGGGGAGTAACAATAACCGGTTACTCTGAAACAATTCGATACACAGGCAAATCTGCAGTGAGCGGAGCAGCGAATCTTACAGGAGCTGTACGAGGATCTAATGGTACACCGGCCGCTACTCAATCGAGTGGTGATGCAGTCACTCAACATGCGACTGGAATGGATAATATTTTAGAAGTTAATTATAGAATTACTTCGACGAGCATTGATTCTCCAATGACTGAAGTTAGTCGATCCCAGTATCAAGGTTATTCTAATAAATCTGCAAAAGGAACTCCTACTTCTTTTTTTATTCAAAGATTTATTGATCGAACAACTATAACTATATACCTAACTCCTGGCGCAGCTCAGGACGGAAATAAATTAAATTTATATTATGTACGAAGAATTCAAGATGCAGGTGCTTATACAAATGCAGCAAATGTACCTTATCGTTTTGCACCTTGTATGACAGCGGGATTATCATTTTATTTATCACAGAAAAATGCACCCCAAAGATCACAAGAATTAAAACTTTATTACGAGGATGAACTGGCTAGGGCTATAAAAGAGGATGCTGATATTACTAGTACTTATATCGCACCCAAAGTATATTATCCTAATGCTTAATTATGACTACTTTTGCTTCAGGTAAACATGCACTTGCTATTTCAGATAGATCTGGATTAGCCTTTCCTTATCTTGAAATGGTAAGGGAATGGAATGGTGCCTGGGTTCATTTTTCAGAATTCGAGCCTAAACAACCTCAATTGGAACCTAAACCTACAAGTGCGGATCCTCAAGCATTACAAAGAGCAAGACCGGCAAGAGTTGCTTTACCTACACCTGCTGTTTTAAATGATAATCCTTTTACTACAGAAGTAGGAACTACGGTTATTGTAAAAGAAAATAGACACCAGAGATCTACTAATGATGCTGTAAGATTTTATCAAGTTAAAGATCCAGTAGGAGGTGTAGCCGTATCTACTTTTGAATTAAATACAACTTTGAATGGGGATATTACTTCGAGTGCAACAACTATTACTTTAACAGATGCATCCGAGTTTCCTACTTCGGGTTACTTTGTAATTGAATCCATTAATTCTACAACCGGCGCAGTTAACAATGAAACAATACAATATACCGGCAAGTCAACTAATGACTTAACAGGATGTACTCGAGGAACCGCAGCTCCTTCTTATGGAGAGACTCCGGTTTCAACAACAGCCAATGCTCATTCAAGTGGTGCAAAAGTTTATGGATCCTATATCATTACCAAAATTGACACGACTATTCCTTACGCAGGACAACCCTCAACGTTGCCCGTAAGTGATAGTTTTAGTTTTACTTTAGCAAACGCTGCTACTAGTATAGCAACAGGAGGAGGATTTTTCGTTTTCGGTGGACCCGTAAACGATAGATCATAATTATGGCTGGATATACACTCTCAGCATTAGAAGCTGACATTAGAAGTTATACTGAAGTAGATTCAAATGTATTAACTGGTGCTATTCTAGGCAGATTTATAGAAAATGCAGAAAATAGAATTTTATATGATCTCCCTATGGATTCTGATAGAAAAATGGCAACTGGAAATTTTGCCGTAGACGACAATACTATTAATAATCCAGCAGGCGCTCTCTTTGTAAGAGCGGTTGAAGTATTTGATTCTACCTCAGCGGTTACAGGAAATTCAGTTTTTTTACAGAAAAAAGATGTAACTTATTTAAGAGAATATGTAGCAAATTTAACAGGACCTTCAGGAGGTCTTACGGCTCAAGATGTGACAGGCCAACCTAAGTATTATGCAATGTTTGGGGGAGCCACAGGAACAACAGATTCTACTTCAGGAGGACTTCTTTTAGCTCCTACCCCCGATACGACTTA